TATCCATTTTATCGTTTCTGATTAGCATAACAACCATAGGGGCTGGGTGGACAGCTTACAAATGGGTAACAAGTCCACAATTTGAATCGATGATGATGGAAAAGGTAATGAAAAATGTAAATAAAATTATGCCATCACAGATTGAAAAAAAGTTACCAAAGTTTAGTGGACCTGTATTGCCTTTATGATTTTAGGGTTTATTAAGAAGCTGGTTAAATACTACTTTGATAAATTAGTTCAATGGCTACGTATGCAGAAATTTAATTTAGAACTTGATAATGATATAAAAAAATATCACGAAGAATTAGATAAAAAGGTAAAAAAACCAAAAATAAAAGAGGTTGGGAAATTTGGAGAAGATGGTTGGTCTATATCTATAGGAAATGTAGATGACGATAAAAAAAATTGAGATAAAAGAAATTGACATCCCAATAATCAGGATATGGGAAGCTGAAATACCTACATTAGATTTAATTTATAAACCGATTGTAGATATTCCTGGTTGTGTTGATGCCCATAGAAATAACTTAACAGGATTAATAAATGAAGATGGACTAGGAACATATCAAGCCTGTGGAACGTTTGATATGCCAAGTTATGAACCGTTGGAATATAACCCTAGTGAATTTATATATGTGACACCCAATCAACCGTCACAAGAGCAACAGCAAAATATACAGACTGAACAGCCTAAATTACCACAGAAGAAGAAGGAAGAGAAAGAGATTGTAATACCACCCTGCCCAGGTAAAAAAGATTTAAGAGTAGGAAGTTTTGTTAATGAAAAGCGTTTGGAACGCGTAAAAGGCTATGTTAGAGGGGAAGACGGTATTGAATGTATTACTCTCTATGAGGACGTTCCGTTCAAAGATCAATATATACCAAATTTACCTACTGTTATTTCTACTGCTCTTATCGCTAGTGTGGCTGCGACTACTCCTTTACTTCTTAATGTAGTAAAACCGCTTGTAAAAAACGTAATAAAGAAGCTTACAAAGAAGAAAAAAGATGTAGAATGATATTAAGCATCTGTCTTATGGGTCGCTCCATAATGAGAAGACGTTAGGATTTAAGCCTAGTCGCCAGTTGCTTTTTTAGACAAGTGGATACCCGTAGCTTGTCTATTCTAATTTATGAATGTGCGGTAATACTTGATTTTTTCTTTCTTTAACTATTACATCCTCACATAATTTATGGTAAATACTTGTACTTGCATATTCTATTCCTGCAATTTTCAACTCTCCACAATTTTTTAAACGTGCTAGCTCATAATTTAATCTTTCCTTAGATAATATCTGCCTTTGTATTTGTTCTTGAGTTGTAGCAGACTGTAAACAAGCATCTTGAAATCTCTGATCCAATGGGAAGGTAAAGGTTAAAGCCACACCAAAATTTAAACCTAGAGAATCCTTGTTACCACTATAGTTTTCCTGCTCAAATAAGATTTCACCTGGGTTTGTTAAATTACCATCATCATCCACTGCTGGATTGTAGAAAGGAGTCATATATGTATGATCCATTGGTCTTTTTATATTTAAATTTGTAGTGGCAAATGGACTGATGGACATTTGTGGGCCTTGGCATCTAATACCATTACCGTAATGATTTTCTATAGTATTTCCCTGTAAAACCTGCGTGGCAAAATTTGAGACTGATCCAGACGCAGATGCACTGGGAGCAGCAGTGTTTGAGGTATTAGCAAACACTGGACTCCCAATTAATAATGTTGCTATTGAGAGAATACTGTAGTTGTATCTGTTACGCTTTCTGACTGTATTGTGCGTGTGACATCTGTTATAGAATCTAGCCCAGGTGGTGTATAGACTTCTGTAAATTGAAAAGCATTTCCAGGGTTTGTCTGTTTCCAGTTTGGTTTTTCTCCTAAATCTAAACCTGTCCATGTATAAGTTGTTCCGTTTATAGTTTCATTAACAGTTGCATTTGGTGCAGAGATAGTCGATCCATCATGTTCAACACCTGATCCTGTAACTGAATATGTGTACCCAGAATTAAAGTTTGTTGTTCGTATAGTCTCTGTAATATTTGTGGTAGTTTCTGTTCGGCTTGTGGAACTACCCTGAGTGAAGTTAGGAACCACAGGCACAGCGTAGACAGGGCTAGATATAAGAAAAACAAACGGTATATACCTCCACATCTATTCGATAGTAAGATCAGTAACAAATTGTCCAGTAAGAGTAACTCCTGTTCCCGTTCCAGGTGTAAGAGTTATGGAGTGATTTGATAGACCGATATCAGCAGTGCCAACACTTGCTGCACTTGTAGATGTAATATCACTGAAGTTAGGAACAGAACCTACAGAGGGTACAGCATTTGGTGTGGCATCTCCTTCTGTGTAACTTTGACTGAAAGAAAACGCAGATCCCGATGTTGCCTGTGAAGCAGTGGGAAATGTTATCGCTGGTACGCCTGTTGTAACATCACCGAACCCGCCCACGGTAGCTGCTGAATTTGAATCCACTGTTGTGATATTGTTTCCTGAGATACTGTATGAGCTACCAATTTTATCAGCAGATGTACCTGCTGCAACAGCTTCCAGCTTTACACTTGAGGTTATGCTGTGTTTTATATCAGCATATACAGGGGAACTAATTAATAAACCTAGTAAAATTAACTTTTTCATTTAATACCAACATTAGTGTCTTTATTAGATGCTACATTAAGCTGTTTCTTTTTGCCATTACTATTGTTTTTGACCTGTAATCCCATGTTCGACATCACAGCACTGAGCAAACCTGCTGCAAAAGTTGTATCAATTTGTCGGGTTGAATTTCCGAAGTACGCAAAAGAAATTACTGCCAAACTCCAAAAAAGTATAATCATTTGAACAAGGTTTGATATAAGAGAAGGACCATCATTCTCTTCCTTCTCTTCAACCACTGGTTCGACTACAGGGTCTTTTGTTGCCATAAAAGTTGTAACTCTTGTCTAATATTAGCATTTTAGCTATGTTTGGGAAGTAACACATAAAAACGATGGTAAAAATTTTTAAACCCATACTTCTTGTCTTTATAAAATCAAAAGCAATGAAGAGATTAATTGTGGATTTGTTAAAAGCATTAGCTAAACAAACAGACAATACATTAGATGATCAGGCTGTAAGTTTTATCGAAGCCAGAATGTTCCCAGGATCTACTACTAATCTTCAATAATATGAAAGACAATTTTTTTCAAATAATATTTGATTCCCCACCAGCTGAAGTAGAACTTTCAACAGAATTAAAATGTAGAGAAATTATGAGGTCAAATGATATAGAAAAAATTAAAGCTTTTTGTTGTGATCTTGTAAGAAATCAAACAAAGATTGATACTGTACTTGCTTCTGCGTTGGCACGTTTAGCAGAACAAGAATCAAGAAAAATGATTCAAGAAAAAATTGTAAAAGCTAAAGGTCTAAATAAATTAATATTTCTTTTTCATCAATTTATGATGATGAAACAAGTAGAAAAAATTATGAAAGCAAGCCATCCTCAAAGTCCTTAAGTTCTTGTTCGGAAAAATTTTCTATACGCATATGCAAAATTTCACATACTAAAGCATTGTGTTTAATTACAGCAGTTCTTATAAACTCTGTAACCCATTTATTGTTAGTTATTAGTTGTGCTTTTCGATTACCGTCAATATAAACATAATGATCATAACCTTTTAAATCTTGATCTAAAAGTTTTTTTTCTAAGTTTGATATTCTATTTAATTTTAAAGTTTTTAATTTATTCATTGTAATAAAGATCATGTACACGTTTTAATGGAATAGCAGCAACTTGTGGCACTACTGAATTTCCGAGGGCTTTAGTTCTGTCCACCCTATAGGATAGCCCATCATCTCCTCTACGAAGTATGGGCTTACTGACATATGATCTCCAATCTGGGTTAAGACGTCTGGAAGAACTTTTGGCCCATATTTCTCGTTCCATTTCGCTGAAGTTCTGCCTTTGTAATCTCTTGCTGTTGGAGTCGGTAGACTTTGTAAATGGTTGAACAATTCCACTGTCTGAGGATTCAACGCTTCTCGGAGATTGGCTAACTTGGTTCGGCCTTTCCGATGAATCGTAGTTTGTTTGATCATCGAGTCTACTGATCGAGGAGGTAGATGATCCATAGTCGTTGGTGTAGGCAACACACCACCACC